TTACAGAGGAATACATAATGGCTGAGAACAGAATAGAACGAGCACACACTACACGTGAAAAAACTGTCCGTAAGCGTGCGTGGCGCAGGCCAGAAGTACTGCCTACTCCCGACCCAAAAGACGGTTACTCGTTTCACTGGGTACGTGTAACGACCCGTGGCAACCCTGATCCAACCAATGTAACCTCCAAACTACGTGAAGGCTGGGAGCCGGTTAGAGCTTCGGATCACCCCGAGATTGAACTTGCTGTCGTTGAAAACGAACGGTTTAAGGATAATATCGTTATCGGTGGTTTGATGCTTTGCAAGGCCCCACAAGAACTTGTCGAGGATCGTACTGATTATTATCAGGAGCAATCCGCTAGTCAGATGCGGTCTGTAGACAATAACTTGATGCGTGAGAGTGACCCGAGAATGCCTATCTTCAACGACCGGCGTTCGAAAGTTACTTTCGGAAAAGGTTAATCTAAGGAGTCTATCATGGCATCTTCCGCTACACCGTACGGGCTGAAGCCCGTTAAGCGGGCTGATGGCTTACCCTACTCGGGCGCCGTCACCCACTACAAAATTGACCCTGCTGGGGTCGCCAATAACATCTTCAATGGTTCGATTGTACAGCTCACTGCGGCTGGTTATATCGAACTTGCTGATGGTACTGGTAAAGACATTACAACCAATAACTTTGGTGGTTCTTCTATCGGAGCCGCTGGCGTATTTGTTGGTTGTGAATACGTAAACGATCAGGGTCAGACAGTACACTCTCAGTACTACCCTTCTGGCGCAGTGAATGCAGTAGCTTACGTCGTTGACGATCCTAACGTACTGTTTCAGGCGCAGCTTGACGGTGTTAGTGGTCAGGACGATCTTGGCACTATTACCGGCTTCCCCGCCGCTCAGAACGCCCTTACTTCAGGCGATACCGCTACCGGTAACTCTACTATGGCACTTGATGCTACAGTACAGACTACCGTTGGTGGCTTGTTGATTATGGGCTTCGTATCAGCTACTGATGATACGTACCCGGACGTTCTGGTTAAATTCACCACTGGCGCTCATCGTGTCACGATGAACACTGGCGTTTAAGGAGTACTGACACATGGCTATTTCAAGAGCACAACTGCTTAAGGAACTCCTGCCGGGGCTTAACGCCTTATTTGGTATGGAGTATGCTAAATACGGGGAAGAACACGCAGAGATTTACGAAACTGAATCTTCTGACCGTTCTTTCGAAGAAGAAACTAAGTTGTCTGGCTTTGGTGCCGCCCCCGTCAAGGACGAGGGTTCTGCCATTTCCTACGACAACGCGCAGGAAGCGTGGACTGCACGGTATAACCACGAGACCATTGCTATGGGCTTTTCAATCACTGAAGAAGCGATTGAAGACAACCTGTACGATTCTCTGTCCTCTCGTTATACCAAGGCACTGGCTCGCGCCATGGCTTACACCAAGCAGGTTAAAGCCGCAGCTATCCTGAACAACGCGTTTGACAGCAGCTACACCTACGGTGACGGTAAGGAGCTTTGTGCTACTGACCACCCGCTGGTGAGTGGTGGCACCAACTCTAACGAGCTGGCCACTCCTGCCGACCTGAACGAGACCTCTCTGGAGGCCGCAATCATTCAGATCGCTGGTTGGACTGACGAGCGTGGTCTGTTGATCGCCGCTAAGCCAAGCAAATTGGTTGTTCCGCCCGATCTTCAGTTTGTTGCTGATCGTCTGATGGAGACCGAAGGTCGTGTTGGTACCGCTGATAACGACATCAACGCTCTCCGCAACATGGGCGCCATCCCCGGTGGTTACACTGTCAATCACTACCTGACAGACACCAACGCATGGTTCCTGCTGACCGACATCCCGAATGGTCTGAAGCACTTCGTCCGTACACCGATGAGTACTTCTATGGATGCCGACTTTGATACTGGAAACAGCCGCTACAAGGCTCGTGAAAGGTACTCTTTCGGCGTATCCGACCCGCTGGGTATTTTCGGAAGCGCAGGCGCCTAACGGCGCTACGAGGAGGGGGCACTTGTTGCCCCCTTTCTTTTGATATACACTAAATAGACTCAGGGCATCAATTAGTTTCGTAGACAGGTATTTGCCCTCCTGACGTTGCACAGACTACGGAACAAACCCTTGTGCAAGAGGTATATAAAATGGCTTCCACCACTTTTTCTGGTCCGTTAACTTCCACTAATGGATTTATCGGCGATATTAAAGTCCCCACCTACACTGTAGCTACACTCCCAGCGGCGGCTTCGGCTGGTGCAGGTACTGTTCTGTATGCGTCAAACGCCCTGAAGGCTTCTGAAACTACAGGTAATGGTACAGGCAACCTTGTATTCTCTGACGGTAGTAATTGGATTCGCGTAGATACTGGCGTAACTGCAACTGCTTAATGAGGTGACTTATGAGCGAACGATTTAAGGCGCCAAGTGCGGAAGAATTAGCGGCTCGGGGTCTAAACCCTGACGGTACTGCTAAGAAGCCCGCACCCAAAGCCAAAGAAAAGGCTAAGAAAGCTGAAAAAGCTAAAAAAGCCGAGGAGTAACTTATGTCAATGTCCGATGTAAGAAGTAAGCGCGTCACCGGCACAGGTTCTCTTGCTGTTGGTCCGGCGCGTGTGCGCCAAGTTCAGGTGTTGACTTCCGCAGGTGCAGGTCGACTGACCCTTACCAATGGAAACGGCGGGGAAACTCTGCTTGACTTGGATTTCTTGGCCTCTGACTCTCACTCAGTAAACATCCCAGACAACGGGATTCGCTTTACTGATGATGTGTATATAAGCACCACGACCAACATAACTGCACTGACTGTATTTTACAGTTAAGGAAGGGCTATGCGCAGGTACTACGCAAAAGGTGGCAGGGTCGATAAAAAGGCCATGTCCTGCAACAAACCCAAGCGCACTCCCAGCCACCCAAAGAAGTCTCATGTAGTTAAGGCTTGCGAGGGTGGTAAGGAGAAAGTCATTCGTTTCGGTGAGCAAGGCGCCAGCACTGCTGGTAAGCCCAAGAAAGGCGAATCCGCACGTATGAAGGCCAAGCGTAAATCCTTCAAGGCTCGCCACGGACGCAATATCAAGAAAGGTAAGATGAGCGCGGCCTACTGGGCGGACAAGGTGAAATGGTAAAAGATGCCAAGTAAATCAAAGAAACAACATGATTTAATGGTAGCGGTTGCTAACAACCCGAAGTTTGCCAAGAAAGTGGGAATCCCACAGAGTGTGGGCAAAGACTACGAAAAGGCGGACGAAGGTAAAAAATTTAAACGAGGTGGCAAAATGTCAAATTGTGGCACTAAAAGAATGAAAAAAGGTGGTATGGCTGGATACCACAAAATGCCTGATGGCTCCATGATGAAAGACTCTGAGCATAAAATGATGGGCGGCGGCAAGGTAATGAAGTACGAGCGGGGCGGTAAAGTCCGTGGTGCTGGTATGGCCATGAAAGGTGTACGTCCTTGTAAGATGCGATGAGAAGCTATTACAAAAAAGGCTGTGGCTGTGGCATGAGGGAAGGCGGTACGGTAAAGGATGCGTGTTATCGCAAAGTGAAATCGCAGTATAAGGTTTTCCCGTCTGCCTACGCCTCCGGGGCTATAGCCAAATGCAGGAAGAAGGCTAGTGGCGGTTCGTAAGACAGAAAAGGGCGCGGCCCTCAAACGCTGGTTTAAAGAGGACTGGAAGGACGTTCGTACAGGTAAGGCGTGCGGGCGTCAAGAGGGTGAAAAACGCGGTACGCCGTACTGTAGGCCCACTAAGAGGGTGTCTAGTAAGACCCCGAAAACCGCTTCTGAAATGACTGCGGCGGAGAAGAAGTCCAGAATTAGCCAGAAGAAACGATTAGGCCAGCCAGCGGGGAAACCCAAGCGTGTATCGCCTTTGAAGCGCAAAAAGACAACGAAGGCTAGGAAGAAATAATGGCTACATCAGGTACTACAGCGTTCAGCCCAGACTTCACCGAGATTGCGGAAGAAGCGTGGGAACGTGCCGGTAGGGAAATGCGTTCAGGCTATGACCTGCGCACTGCCCGTAGGTCTATGAATTTGCTCACAATTGAGTGGCAAAACCGTGGCCTTAACATGTGGACCATAGAGGAGGGCAACGTTGCCCTTACTTCCGGTACTGCTACTTACAACTTGCCCGCCGATACTATAGACCTACTGGAACAGGTTATACGTACTGGCGCAGGTAGTGTAAGCACCCAGTCTGATTTGAATATGTCTAGGGTGAGTGTATCCACGTACTCCTCTATCCCCAACAAGCTGTCACAGGGGCGTCCGATTCAGGTTTATGTTGACCGGGGCCGGGATAACCCCACTGTTACGGTGTGGCCTGTGCCGGATAGTGACGCCTACACATTGGTGTATTGGCGTATGCGTAGGATTCAGGATGCTGGGGCTGGCGCAGAAACAGCCGATGTTAACTTCCGGTTCCTTCCCTGTTTGGTGGCGGGGCTGGCGTATTATATTGCTATGAAAGACCCGGAGCTTGCGCCACGAGTGCCGATGTTGCAGGCCGAATACGAAAAACAGTTTGATCTGGCGGCTGGCGAAGACCGAGAGAAAGCGTCGGTTCGCTTTGTGCCTAGGATGTTTCGGGCTATCTGATGGCTAGATATTCCGCCGCTGTCAACGCTATCGCCATATGCGATGTGTGTGGGTTCCAGTACCGGTTGCGTCAACTCACTAATCTGGTTCGCAAGGGTAAAGAGACTAACATCAAGGCGTGCCCTGAATGTTGGAACCCGGACCACCCCCAGTTACATCTGGGAGAGTTTGTTATAGAAGACCCACAGGCCGTGCGAGACCCGCGCCCTGACACTGCGGAGCTGGCGGCAAGTAGGGATACCCAATGGGGTTGGAACCCTGTAGGATTAAACAATAATGACGGGCTTACTCCAGACAACCTACAAGGTACTGGTGGGCTAGGAACTGTAACAGTAACAACAAGTTAGGAGCGAATAATGAAAGCGCCCAAAGTAAAGAAACTGCCAAACCAGCCAAAAAAATATAAGGTAGAGTGCTGTAACCA